TACGTCGCGCATTGCCATTCTTTCCTGAATACCAAATTGCGGTCCGGGGTTATTTACGGTTGGCGCTTGAACAAGTGTCGGCATCGCTGCAATTTTGGCCATATCTGCCGACATTTTTGGTGCGCTAGATCCACCACCACCGCCAGTAGAAACGGCTGGAATTCCACCGCCCAATCCAGCGCTCACCGATGCTGTCGAGCCACCGATCTTTACGCCCAAATCTTTATCGCCCGTGTAAGCCGTACCACCGCCACCACCGCCATAGAAAAATGATGGTTGTTTAATTGGGTTGTAAGACTGCATTGGAATACTTGGAATGTCGGTAAACGGGCTTAAAAGGTTGATGCCATAAATAATGTCGTTGAGCATTTGGGCAACACCGTTGTTTACAGCAATGAACGCATTGGCAAATTGGTTGGCAATGAATACGGCGGTTGCGGCGATTGCTTGGCCAGCCTGACGAAACGACAAGATCAGCGAACTAAAAGCGGATTTGTCATTGAATAAACCGTAAGCCTCAGTAATTGTGAGGATTGCTATTCCTGCCGCCGCGCTAAAGAAACCAATGCCCGAAGCCTTAGATCCCGCCGCATAAGTAAACGAGTTTCCAAGCGCCACGTTGGCTGCCGTGGTTAGCGTCTGTAAGACGTTATAAGCCTTCATAGCGATATTTGCTGCAACTATTGCCGTAGCCAAACCGCCAACCGCAACGATCAGCGCAACGATTACGTCGGTGTTTTCCTGCATCCACCCGGCAGCATCGATTAGATATGGCAACAACTTTTCCATGACTGGAATAAGCGCTGCACCGATGGATTCTTTTACCTCACCAAATTGAATGCCAAGGTTTTTCAGGCTTCCTTCAGCCGTATTCGCAAAAGTTGTGGATGCTCCGCCAACGGTCTTGTCGAGCGCCGCCATAATTTCCTCGGCTGACGAAGTGTTATCAATAACGCCTTTTAGCGAAGGAACCATTTTAATTAAAGCCGTCGTGTTGCCAGCAAGCGCTTTACCGACCGCGTTGCTTGCGGTTTCTAAGTCAATGTTTTTGGCATAAGCCAAGTCGCTAGTTACCGCTAATGCCTTTTGAGATTGCGATAGGTCGCCAGTAGCGCGCACAAGGTTTGCCAATGCCGGGCGCAAATCGTCGTCAGCGCGAGCCGTGGCTTTTGAAATGGTGCTGACGAACTCCTCGTTGGTTTTGACTGCTGCATCGGTAGCGCCAGTAGTTGCTTTTAGTTGTCGGGCTAATTCAAGTTGTGCTGCCTCGTCTTGTGCGGCTGCCTTGGCGGCCATAACCAATCCAGCACTCAAAGCACCAACGACGGCAACGGCTGGAAGGAACGACTTTTCTAAGACATAGCCCGCCTTTTGGCCGCTTGTCTCTAGGTTGGAAAATTCCTTGGATGCCTTGGTGATTCCACGTTCATCAAATTCGGAAATAATTGGTATGCGAATACTCATTAGATCCTCACAATGTTTCGTTCAATTTCCTTAGCAACTTTGTCGAGTGCTTCAAGCAAATTCTTTTGCACTTGGTCTTGGTTGCGTTCGGCCGCTGGCCACATAACGCGCGAAGGTTGCCCAAACGCGGTCAAGTTATTTACAAAAACGCTACTGCTCCGCTTACCTGCAATATCAATAATTGCGGTTGCCGGGTTCTTTTGAATCACCGTGAAAACCGATGAATTCCGTTTTCCTGTATCGACTTTTAGCACAACGCCTTTTCTAGCTGCGCCTTGGTCATAAGGGAAAAGTTTGCGCGCGTTCTGTGTCCAGTTGCCAAACATTCCTGATAGGTACTTTGCGGGATAGTTACCTTTAGCGTCGTTCGTCAAAGGCGCAACAATGTCTTTTGCGTCTTTGTTGAACTGTTTACGCATCTCAGGATCAAGTTGCCTCAAATCCTTCAACACTTCCTTCACGCCAATAACTTCAACCCGTGTTGCCATTGCTAACGCCTTTTGTGCATTTCATCTAAGACGTGTACGAGCGTGGTCAAATCACGCAATTCGAATTCCACTTCGCGGGGCCAAAAGCCAGTCATTGCACAACACTCGGCGAGGGTGCGTCGCCAAGTTCCGCGATGGTAGGGGTTTCATCCGCCAGTTCGTTTACGGGCGTAATTTCCATATCAGGATGCTCCGCTAGCCATTCACGCCAAGATCCGGGAACCTTGTCGCCTGCCAGTTTGCATAACGTGTACGCCCAGCAACACATATCGGTATGCCCGATACCTTTGCTGTCGGCGCTTCGCCTGTTTTCGGTTTTTTCCCATTCGACTATTGCCAACATATTTGTTGTCATTTCGCGGGCTGGTTTACCGTCGTTCAAATCAATTTTCAATTTGACGCGCATTTCATTCCTTTCGTCGGGCAAGGCTCCGCCAATAGAGGCTTGCGGTTTTGGTTTTCGGCGCGCCACCCGAAGGTGACGGCGGAAATCATTAGGCGCTCGTGGCTTTTGTCAGCACTCCGCCCGTGAAGGTCAGATCAATTGTGCTGAGAGTTCCCAACGAGGCGTTAATTGGGGTGTGTGATTCAAGATATGCGCCCGTCAAAGTGTATGAAGGGTTGGTTGCTGATACGGCTCCCGTTGCTGGCAGCAATACAAGCGTTGTGGTCGTGCCGACAAGGTTATAAATGCTGGCTTCGGTTTCGCTTGCGGTGTACGACTGGTAGAGAGTGACGGTGACCGAGTTGTTTTGCAATCCACCCGTGTAGGTGCGCGCGGTTTTTCCAAACGAAGTGTTTTCCAACGACTCAACGGTGTAGTTGATTGATGCCGAAGTGCATTGATCGGTCAAATCAACGGAGTTAATCGTGAGGTTTGGATTCGCAAGATAAGTGGTAGTGGCCATGTTTGCTCCTTAGTTCTGTTTTGACTTTATATCATCATTGGGGTTGGTCGGTGGATATGTCTAGGAAGTTTGGGCTTGGATGCCACATTCAAGGTCGTAGCAAGGGAATAGTTGCCCACCAATGTCGAGCGCGCCGGGGCGGCCGCCCATCACGATTATTGGTGACGATAAAACCTTGGCGGCAATTGAGAGGATCGTGCGAAGTACTGGCAAACCCGCTGGCCCTGATCCAATGATCTTGATCGGGAAATCCATGCGAACAACGTTCCCGTTACCTGCAACGGTCGTAAAACTTGGGGCATCAATATAGACACAATTGGGAACCAGTTTGGTTGCATCATTCACCACGCGCAAGCCAGTTACGCCCGCTAGAGAGGCGCTGAGGTCGTCTATGGCCTCGTTAAATAGGTCCGTGTAAGCCATATCAAGCGCATTGTGGGCGATCAATGCCCAATAGTTGCTTAATCATTGGGGTCATTGCCTGCGTTGATCCAGTACCCATTCCATCGAATGATGCAAACGTATCTTGAATGGATCCTCGACTGCGCCACAAAGCCGCTGCATACATCAGCGTTCCGAGCGTGCAATCTCCACCCGGACTGGTTCCTAACTGATCAACATACCCCGCCTCGTAACGTCGTCTGAACGCAAAAGTGTTTGAAGCGGAAACGGCTTGTGTGACTAGCGTGTAATCGTCTGACGGGTTGGTGATGCTGATGCCGAGATAAGTGACCAGTTGCGCGGCGGTGATCCAAGTGCAAACGTTCGGTGTCCAAGTAAGTGTGCCTGTCGCTGGCTGACGTGTTACATCGTCGGCGGTCAGTTGAAAACAAACTTGGTTTGCAAGTGGTACAAACGGATCGTAAACAAGATCGCCATATTGATCGACGTTGATTAACTGATATTGAGGCAACGCATAAATAGTGTGCGTACCATCAAAAGTTTCATCAACGCCATCAACATCTATGGCCCAACCGACTTCTAGTTCTGCTGGGGTCAGCAATTCTAAAACGGCAAAGTTATCAATCAGATATTTTTGTTTGACCGTGTAGGTGGCCATTAGCGGCTCCTAACCGGTTGTGTTAGTCGATTTTGACGAACTTGGTGTTGTCAATCATCAAGGTTGCAAGATACCCGCGGAAGGCGATTGTGCGTGACAACTGTGATGGGTTGTCAATGCTGATTGCGCCCTTAGCCTGCTCGAATACTTCAAAGCCATCCGAGTTACCAACATAAGCCTGATATGGACTGAGGTTGCGATCAACTACGAGACGCAAACCAAATGCTGATGATTCAACTGATGCTGGATTCATTG